GAATAAATCGTAATATTTCAGAGATTAAGGGTTTCGAGGGCGCTAATATCCTTTGGTCTGAAGAGTCGGAAGGTCTAACAAAAGAGCAATGGTCTATCATAGAGCCAACAATAAGGGCTGATGGTGCTGAGTGCTGGCTTACTTATAACCCCAGACTAACCGTTGATTTCATCGAGACATTCAAGCACGACCCTGAAAATGGCGTAATTGTTCGCCACATCAATTACGATGAAAACCCATTTCTATCAGAAACCATGATTCGCAAGATAGACCGGCTAAAAGAGATGGATTATGAAGAGTACGAGCATATCTATCTTGGCGTACCACGTACTGACGACGATAAGGTTGTTATTAAGCGCTCATGGATCGAGGCGGCCATTGATGCCCATATCAAGCTAAACATACCAATTGCAGGAAGTAAGCGGATTGGTTTTGATGTTGCCGATGACGGTAAAGACCTATGCTCTCAGATTTATGCTCATGGCATAGTTGCTTTGTGGGGCGAGCACTGGAAAGCCAAAGAGGATGAGCTGCTAAAAAGCTGTACCCGTGTTTACAACAAGGCTTTAAAATATGGTGCCGATGTCGATTATGATTCTATCGGTGTGGGCGCATCTGCAGGAGCAAAGTTCAGCGATTTAAACCAAGAGCGCGAAGATCAGCGGTTAATTGGCAGAGTTGGCTATAATAAATTTGTAGCCGGTGCAAAGGTGGTTGACCCTGATGGCTTTTATATTTTCGCAGATGAAGAACAGGTTAAAAATAAAGATTTCTTCTCAAACCTAAAGGCGCAAGCATGGTGGCTTGTCGCTGACCGGTTCAGGAACACGTATAACGCGGTAACAAAAGGCGAGACATTCGACACTGACGAGCTAATCAGTATTAGTTCTGAGATGCCTAACTTAGCCAATTTAATCACAGAATTATCAACACCAAGGCGCGATTTCGACAAAGCGGGGCGCGTTAAGGTAGAATCAAAAGAAGACTTGGCAAAGCGTGATGTTAAGTCGCCTAACGACGCCGATGGCTTTATAATGGCATACGCACCGCGTGAGATTAATAACTTGAACTCACTACTTCAGCTGGCAATGGGGAATTAAAATGGGCAAGGTAAGAAAATCCAAGGCTCAACAGCCTAAAGCCAACGAAGCAACATTTAGCCGAAATCAAGTTACATCAATCATTGGTGAGCTAATGGCTAATTCCAGCGATGACCTGAGGACGCGATTAAGTCGTGGTATTTCTGGCGGTTATGATAATGCTGATACCATGCACAATATTTTTAACGACTTTGGTTACCCAGAAGATTTAGATTTTAGCAACTATTGGAACATGTACCGGCGATTTGGTATAGCAAAAAACATAATTGAATTATCGCCAGATGCATGCTGGATGGATGCGCCAACTGTTGAAGGGTCAGAGAAGTTTAATAGTGATTTGGCCGAGCTAGTAAAAAGCCAGAATCTGTGGGTGAGAATGAAAGGACTCGATAATCGTCAGCGTGTAGGCCGGTATGCCGGTATGTTTATGCGCGTTCGTGATGGTCTTGCGCCGAATGAACCGATAGAGGAAGGCAGCCTGACAGGTCTCGGTTCGCTGGTTCAAATGATTCCGTTATATGAGTCACAGATTGAGGTTGTTGATACTAACGACAATGTGATGGATGATGATTTTGATCAGCCAACAATGTATCAATTCGTCGGCAGCGCAGAAGGTAGCAGGTCAGAAACAGGCGCATCATTCCAGATACATCCAAGCCGGTTGGTGATTGCCTCAGAAGGCGCGGACGATGGTAGCATCTATGGAATACCAGCACTTGAGGGCTGCTATAATTCACTGATGGACTTGCGTAAAATAATGGGTGCAGGTGGTGAGGGCTTTTATAAGAACGCATCAAAAGATGTTATTTTTGAGTTGGATAAAGACGCAAACGCGGCGATGCTTGGTCCATTGTTAAGCCAGTTCCAGGACGAATACGACGATTGGGCAGCAAACAGAATGCGCCGGTCATTGATGGCACCGGGTATGAGTGCAAAAACATTGGATGCGAATCTAGCTAACCCAAAAGAGTTCTTTTTCAACTCGCTTTACGATATAGCTGCATGTACCAAGATTGCAGCAACGATAATCATCGGCCAGCAAACGGGCAGACTAGCATCAAGCGAAGATTCAAAATCATTCATGCTAATGATGAAATCACGTCAAGAAAACTTTCTGACAGAGTTGACTGGCAATGTAATTGACTGGTGTATCAAGTTTGGTATTTTGCCGTTTTCAGAATATGAAATAACCTGGGACGATCTACTCGCCCCAAGCGATGAAGACAGGTTATTGAACGCGAAGGAAATGGCGACGATAAACGAAACCCAGTTTAGATCAGGTCAAGGCGTAGTATTTGAGCCTGAAGAGATAAAGGCGGCTGTTGAGTTTGATGGTGAGGATGATTTGCCAGTGCCAGATGAGACAATACCGCCAGAAATAGATAACATTTAGTGAAAACGAAGCAAGACCCAACAGGTCAATCAAAGAACCGTACTCGTGGTGAAAAAGCACTACGGAAACGGCTCACGAATGCACAAAAGCGGATATCAAAATTATTTAGGGAAATACCGCGCACACGCAAGCAGGTAACAGATATTCGCAACGCAGAAGCCACTACTACAGTGGTCTATGATTATGAAATAACTTCTGAGGAATTGCTGGTGCTTGGTGGTGTAGTCGCTGCAATACTGAGCAATGCGCTATTAGAAACATCAGCACTGATCACACCCGTATCATTAGCAGAAGCAATGCCGCCATCAAATTGGTATTGGCGAACAATCATAGAGCGCCCTTATAACTCAGGCACAGCAGAATCGGTTGTTATATTCAATCAGCTTATAAACAGCGTGGCACCAAAGGCACCAACTACCGGATTTCCGCTTGCCCCCATCGATGTTCAAGATGTTTTATTGTCGCCAGCACAACAAACAGCGCTAAATAATGTGTTGGCTGATAATACAAGCAAGATCAAAACCCTAAGCCAGCAGACGGCAAGCCAAGTGATGCAGAGGCTCAACGCGGGGGTGAATTCAGGAAAAACGCCCACAGAAATATCGGCAGAAATACAAAAGCGCTTTGATGTGTCCCGCGGTAATGCGGATAGGATAGCTAGAACCGAGATTAACAAAGCTTACAATGATGCCAAGATAGATTTCACGGAGATAGCGGCCCAAGAAACAGGGCTGAGAGCGGGTGTCATTCATGTTTCTGCTTTGGTGCCAACAACAAGGCGCACACATGCAGCGAGGCATGGAAACGCCTACACCACGGCACAGCAACAGCAATGGTGGGACACCTCACCCAACAGGATCAATTGCCTGTGCAGCACTATAAGCGTATTGATAGACAGCCAGGGCAGAGTGGTAGAATCTCAGAAGCAGCAGGAAATAAAAGCAGAAAGATCATTTTTTGACACCTAATTTGATTTTTCAGCATAACTAGGTTTTAATAAGCAAAACACAAAGGTTTTTTTGATGCGTAAGAATCAGAAGAAGTTAGCAATAAATAATAATAGCCAAGTGATGTTGCAATGCTCGTCACTGGTCAAGCCTGACGCTGTACGACGTGAGACTGTCGGCGGTGTTGAATATGTTATCGTTAGCTCTTACACGATGCCTGACAATATCGTTATGAATGGCATTCTTTATCCAGCTGAAGAAATCAAAAACAGTTTCCAATCTCTTGAGGGTACGCTTGCACCTGTTGAGCATCCACAAGACAAAGACGGAAACTTTTTGCCTGCTGCTAACTCAGAGGCTATCCAGAATTTTTATGCTGGAGCCTCAAACAAAAACATCACTCAGGAAGGCAATCGCTTACACGTTGAGAAGTGGGTTAATGTATCTGAGGCGCTTAAAACTGATCGCGGCAAGCGTTTACTGGATAGAATCGAAGAGCTTGAAACTAACGACAAGCCAAGGGCGATCCACACGTCAACGGGCTTGTTTTTGGACACTGAAGATACAGATGGCCCTCAGTCAGTATTCAACGGATTAAAAACAAACGCAGAATACACAGCAATTGCACGCGACATGGTATTTGATCATGATGCAATTTTGCTTGACTCCATTGGTGCAGCTCAACCACACCAAGGTGTCGGCATGGCAGTCAATCGTGAAGGTGATATTTGCGGCATCATTTATGCTAATCTCGATGAGAGCGAAGTAGTTGCACCTGCAACACCTGACGAAAAAGAATTATCTCATGAGGATATAAGCAATGCCCTCATGGATGCTATTAGTCAACCGCCTTTAAATGGTGATTGGGTTGTACGTGTATTCCCGTCAACCGTTATATTTGAATCGCAAGGCGTATTATTTTCGGCCCCATACATGATGGATGGTGCCAGAGCAGTAATTGTCGGATTGCCTCTCACTGTAGAGCGCGACGAGACTTTTAAACCCAAAGCAAACCACAACGAAGGTGACGATGAAATGAAAGAACTTATTGTTAGTGCGCTCAAAGCCGCAGGAGTCGACGTTACAAACCTCGATGACGCAGCGCTTTTGGCAAAACACAATGAGCTCCAGACCCAGAATGTCAGCGACGACCAGAGCAAAAATGACACAGTAGATATTGCTGCCGTTGTTGCTAATGCACTGGCCCCCGTCACTGAAGAGCTGAAAGGTTTGAAAGCTCAATTGAACGCGAAAGAAGAAGGTAAGCTGTCCGAGCTGGCCGATATTGTCGGTAACAGTGACAAGTATCCAGGCTTAACCGCTGAAGCTGCAAAATTAC